AGGAAAACGATCGATTAGGGCAGTTGCTCAGTGAAGCTTTCGAGCTTGCCAGTCGGCTGAAACGCTCCAGCTAGCGTCCGCTATGGGTCGGAAGCGGACATTGACCTGCCGCTTGCAAGCGGACCCGTAGTATCGACGATTTTCCGGGTTGGGCCTTACCGCCCTGCCCTGCGCCCCCATCCGAGGGCGTCGCCGGCGTGATCGATGAAGGCATTGAGCAGCATGGCCTCATCAGAGGGCGCAAAGCCGATCAGCTCGCGCCGGGGATAGTCGATCTCTGGCCCGCCCGGTGCCACCTGATCCCGCCCGCCGTCATGGTGGACGCGGGCGATGCGCGACGCGCGCGATGTGAACTCGACCCAGGCGGCCTCGCTGTCCGCCCCGGCCTTGAGCCAGCGACTGGACCTGAGACCCCGAAACATGGGCTGCGCGCGCCTGCGGACCCGCCCCCTGACGCCGCGCGCGGCCGAGGCCTCCATGGAGGTGTCGGCCTGTCCCTCCGGGGTGATCCAGCGGATGACCCGGGACTTCTTGAAGGTGCGCAGGCCGTCGGCCTCGCGGTCGAAGCCGATCATCATGGCGCCCTGCTGGCGCCAGCTGCGCATGTCGACCAGTCGCGGCTCGCCAGATCCTCCGGACGGGTACAGGAAGCGCACGGGGCGCGTGGCCGGCTTCATGTCGCGGCGCGGCTTGCGCCTGGGCCAGCTCGAGCCGTCCGGCGCTTTCTGTGCTGCCATGCGGCGCTGCTGGACGCGGCGGATATCCCCGGACAGGCGCTTGAGCAGTCGGCCGCGCGCGGGCGGGTCGAGCGCAGCCAGACAGGCCGCGGCGATATCATGCAGCTGGGCCAGATCCTCGGCCATCAGGTGACCTCAGGGTGCGTCCCGCAGCGGGCAATGACCGCGCCGTCCAGATAGACGATGTGCAGCGGCGGGCCATCCGCAAAGGCCAGCGGTTCCGGGGGCTCGAGATAGACCACATCGTGACCGCCGCCGGGGCGATCCTCGATCCGATAGGACTCGGTCAGTTTGAGATCGATGTGGACGTCGACCTTGTCCGGGCTCAGCATCTCGACGGTGAGATTGATGCCCCGCGCCGTGGCCTCCGGACTGCTGATCAGGTCGTGCTGCCAACGCTGGATCCAGAGCATCAAGGGGACGGTGATCTCGGCCGGGTCACCCGCGAAGTCCAGGAGGGCCAGCTCGAGCGTGTAGCGGTACTCGAACGCCTGCCCCGGCCGGGCCGTCGCGAAGATGCCGAGATCGGTGGCGACCATGTGCAGACGATAGGGGTCGGTCTTGACCCCGTGGCGCGGGTCCAGGCTCTCCGCCAGGTATGCCCGAAGCGAACTCGGCTTCTTCACGGTTCAACCCCCAGCGCGCGCAGCCAGTCATCCTCGTCGGCATGTTCGCCGTCGTGGACGTCGACGGCGGTCTGGCGCGCGATGTCACACTTCACGAGGGCGACGCCGGCGTGCACCAGAGTCTGCTCGACCGTGTCGACGGTCAATTCATCCGGCAGGGCCGGGAGGCGGCACGGGCGCCGAGCGCTTTCCGGCATCTCGCGCCGGGGCGGGGTCACGGTCACCGGGACAGACGGCCGGGCGAACATCGCACAGCCGCTGCCAGCTATCGCGCAGACCAGCGCCACCGTCAGGAAGAGGAATCGAGTCATCGGCCTGGGCCTCTCGTTGCAGGGCAAAGTCATGGGCGATCGCGTCTGCGGCCGCGCGATCAGCGGCGGCCTGTTCGACCAGGCGTGTGGTCTGGCGGGCTCCGGATGCCTCGGCCGCGCGCGCGCCGGCGTCGGCGGTTGCCACGGCGGCCTTGCCCTCGGCTACCTCGGCCCGGTGTTCAGTCGCGTTGAAAGGGTCCCAGCGGAAGCCGAGGCCGCCGAGGACCTGGACGCCGGCCACGATGAAGCAGATCGCCGCGGCGGCCATCAGGATCCAGTGGATCGGCGTGAAGCTGGCGATGTCGGGCGCGCGCATCAGCGGTAGACCCTGCGGTCGAGCTCGAAGTGCGGGCCATCGCGAAGGCGCGGCCAGTCGCCGCCCCAGGTGAGCGGGATATCCAGCTCGGCAGATGCCTGCTTGAAGGCCTTGGCGATGCGCGGATAGAGCGGCCAGTCCCAGCGAACCTTTCCACCGACGAGGGCCGCGACGTCGATGGCGTGGCCGGTCAGGTGGCGCGAGTTCAAGGTGCGGCTGGCGCCGGCCTTCACGAGCTCGGCCTGGCGGGCAGGCGTGCGCAGGCCCTCCGTTACCATAAAGTCGACCTCAGAGAGGACGATCGCGCGCTCGGCCAGGCGGATCAGATCGGGGTGGACACCCTTCATGCGAGCGCGGGAGCGAGCGGAGAAGCGGAAAGCCATCAGGTGTCCTCGGGCTGATCAAAGTCGACGTCGAGCTCCACGCCGCCTGCCTTGACGCCGACGCGGCCGGCGCGGCCGAAGGCCAGGGTGACCATGACCAGGGCGACGATGGCGGTGCTACCGAGGCCGAGCCAGGTGGCGCCCTGGATCCGGGCCAGCCAGACGGTCTCGGCGTCGGGGAAGTGCCCGTGCTGCAGCCACCACTGGACATGCGCGGCCAGAGCCGTGGCCACCATTCCGCCGCCCAGCATCAGAGCGAAGCGGATCATGGGAAGGGCCTTCAGCAGGGCGAACAGCTGGCCGGGCTTGATACGGATCATGACGGCTCTCGCTCGAGGCGATCACGGATCCACGCGACGTCGCGCTGGACGGCCACCAGGTCGCCCTTGGCGAGGGGTTCGGTGCGCGCCTCGAGCGTCTTGAGACGCTGCTCGCCCTGGGCACCGAAGAAGACCCAGCCCGCAACCGTGATCGAGGCGGCCCAGAGGAAGGCGACCTTGGACCAGTTGATCGGCGGATTGATCGGCAGGGGATGATGGGCGGTCATATCAGTCCCACAGATTGATCGTTGGCGGGGTGGCGGGCGTGGTCGCCGCGGCCGGAATGACGATCGCCTGGCCGGCCGACAGGATGTTGCCCTGGTCAGCGAGGTTCGGATTGGCGTCCAGCACCTGCTCGACGGCAGGCGATCCCTTGCCCAGCACGCGGTAAACCAGGGCATCGACGGTCTCGCCCGCCTCGGCCTCGACCCGGATGGAGGTTGAAAGGCGCGCCATCACAGCGCCTCGGCGATGACGCGGGTCCGGCCGAGGAAGTCGCGCACAGCCCAGGTGACGTTGCGGGTGTGGATGTCGATGTCGGCCGACAGCTCATCGGCCCGATCGGCGCCGGCCGAGGTGAGGCGCGACCCGATCTGGCGCTCGGCCAGGTCCGCGCCGACCACGGAATAGACCGCGCGATTGAAGCGCAGGACATAGTCGCTGACGCCGTCGACCATGATCCGGGCGGGAACCGCCGCGAGGCTTTCATAGCCAGCCGCTTCCTGTTCGGCGCGCCAGGCGGTCAGTGCAGCCGCGATGTCGAGCATGGCCTGGCGAACAGCATCACGCAGGCGGTCGGGCGCCACCGTGGTGTCGATGCGGATGGCGTCCCGGACGGCCGTGAGATTCATGTTCGGCCACCAGCCGTCGAACATGACGGCATCGGCCGGCGGCGGCTGGACCGGGGGCTCGCTGTCCGAGTTCGGGGGGTTGAATACAAAGCCGGACATATTTGTTGGCCCTATCGCTCGCCGCGCGGCGGCTTGCTGCTTGAGGGCGGAATCTCCTTTGCCCTACCGCTCGCCGCGCGGCGGCTCGCTGCTTGAGGGCGGACGCCCCTGCTGGGGCAAGGCCCGGTTTACGGCGGTGGGGGACCGGCGCGGCGATCGGCGGATTGGGGACGCCGTCGTCTGCCGGTCCCGCCGCCGAGCGCCGGGGGGCGAAGGTGTCAGGCCCCTGCCCCGTCCTGATCGGACGGCGGCGGGGTCTCGGGTGAATTCTCGGGCAGCGCGCCGGCCTTCTTGAGGGCACGCTGCAGCTGGTCGATCGGCTTCTTGACACCGACCTTTTCGTCGAGCTGCAGAGCGCGCTGGTAACAGCGCAGCGCCTGGCCCTGGCGGGCGGTCAGGTCATCGGTGTCGTCTTCCTTTGCCCCGGCGAGGATCGCCATGCCGAGCGCGCGGTGCAGCTTGGCGGTGATCTCGTCGTGGATGTCGGCATCGACCAGCTCGATCAGATCCTCGATCGCCGGCAGCACCGCAGCCGGGAAGGCGCGCGCGGCGTCTTCACCCGCCTCATAGGCGCGGATGGCGGACTCGGAGACCTGCTCGACCACGAAGGCCGGCGTCTCGCGCTTGAAGCGGTCGGGCATGGCCAGGCCGAACAGCAAGGCGTGCTCGATCATGGGCATGGCGCCCTCAATGTCGCCGGTGTCGATCCGCCAGGCCATCAGGGCGGTAAAGACCTGGTCGAGGGGCGAGGCCGAGGCCTTGCCGGCCTTGATCATGCCGTCGATCCAGCCTGCATAGCCGGGCAGGAGTTCGGCCTTCAGGGCGATCTTGCGCTCAATGGACTGGATGTCCTTCAGGCGGCGCTGATCCTCCTGCAGCTGCAGCATGACCTTGGCGGCCTCGCGCTCGCGCTCGGTGCGGTTCGGATCATTGTCGTTTTCGGCCATGGCCTGGACGTCGACGCCGCGGGCGGCGAGGACGCCGCCAGCGCTGGCCGCGATCAGGAAGTGCTTGCGCCGGGCGGCGGGGGAGAGCTCGCGCCGCCCCGCGCGAGGCAGGGGCGCCTCCATGTCGGCCAGCACAGCCGGTGCGGGCCGGGCCTTCTTGCGCCCGCGCGCCTTCTCGGCCGCCTGGGCGGCAGCTTCGGCCTCGGCTGCTTTGCGAGCTTCGGCCCTTTCACGGGCGAGGGTGGCGACGGACTTCACGGATCAGGCTCCTGGATCAGGGGGACTAGGTTGGACGCGACGCCTCAGCCTTCAGGCTCGGGCGTCAGGCCGAACTGGATGTTCTCGATCAGCAGGGCGTAGTCGTAGTCCTCGACCACATAGGCCTCGTTGACCGACTCATAGGTCTCGATCCGGTCGCGCTTGGCGTTGTCGACGATGGTGCGCCGGCGGGTGTTTTCCTGCTCGTAGATCGACAGGTTGTCGAAGCGGGTGATCAGGATGGAGTTGTCCGGCAGGTAGGGCACCTTGACCGCGCCATGGCCGCCGAGCTCGCGCTTGGACAGGATCACATCGAGGGCGAGCTTTTCGGTCGGCTTCTCCTCGCGATCGACGAAGGGGAAGTATTTGTCGTGCAGCAGACCGCCGCCAACGATGGCGACCAAGCCGGTGTCACCCTGGGCCCAGGCGGGTAGGAAGGAATGGACCGCGTCGAACACCAGGGCGTCGAGGTTGCGATAGTCGCCGACGCCGGCGGTCGGATCGATGATGATCAGATCCTCTTCCTTGGTGCCCTCGGCGAAGACGTGGGTCGGCTTGTTGGCGCGGATCTGCTGCAGCCAGCCGATGTTGACGTCCTGCAGCAGGGGGTTGGCCACGCGGTTGGTGGCGGTCGCCGCCGACACACCGTTGAAGCCGATCATGATCCGGTCGCGGGCCTGCTGCTGGATCACCTGGTTACGCATGCGCAGCTGGAAATCCCTGAACTTGGCCCAGAGGTCAATCTTGGAATATTTGACGTGGGTGTCCGAGTTGGTCTGCTTGCAGGTGTACAGATCGTTGTCGAGCGTGGTCGGGTCCTGGGTGGCGCGATCATTCGCATCGGTGTCGGTGCGACTGGCCAGGGTCGAGCCGATGCCGAGGCCCAGCTTCTCGGCCGACTGTTCGGACACCGGAACGATGTTGATGCGGCTGAGGAACTCGGACGATTCTCGCTGGCGCTCGATCAAGGTCTGCTGAACCGAGGGCGTGACGGTGAAGCTCTGTCCCGCGCGCACGACGTCGGGGTCCACACCGTTCAGAGTGGCCTGCTGAGCCAGATATTGATTGAACTGCTGGCGGGCGGCGTTGCTGAGGGCGTTGCGCATGTCGGGTTTTCCAGTCGGGCGGTGATCAGGGGGCGAGGCAGGAGGGCGTGGCGGGTCGAGGGTGGCGGCGTCAGCAGTCGGCCAGCTGACTGCCGGTCTCGCTGCCCGTGGCGTCGGGGCGGCGGGTGTAGTCGTCGGACGGGGTGCGCTCGATCGTGGCCTTGAGCCCCGCGAACTCGCTCTGGACCCGGGCCATGTCAGCGCGGTGCTGGTTGGCCATGGCCTCACGATCGGCCTTCGTGGCCGCGGCCATGTCAGCGAACAGACCGGTGAAGCCCTGGATCATGGCGGCGTTCGGATCAGCTGGCGGGGTTTGCGGCTGTTGCGGCGGGGTCGGCTCGGGCTTCTTGCCATCCAGCAAGGCCGAGAACTTGGCCAGGACCTTGTCCAGGGCAGACTCGGTCGAGGTGTTCGGGGCGGCCTCGAACTCGATGGTGGTGTCGATCAGGGCCGAGAACAGGCTGGTCGTGTGCTGTTTGCGCGCATCGAGGGCGGCCTTCAGCTGCTTGGCGAAGTCCGAGTCGGCCTTGGCGGTGAACTTCAGGGCCTCGGTGCCCAGGCTGGCCGGGTTGTCGGTGACGGCCAGGCCCATCAGGTAGCATTTGCCGGTGCCGGCGAAGTTCGGCTCGACCTCGATCGAGGTGTAGATCTTCTGGCGGGCCTTGTTGAACTTGATCAGCTGGTCGGTCGGGTCGATCTGGGCGAACAGGGCGAGGCGCTTTTCCGTCTTGCCGTTGAGCTCGATCTCGACCTCTTCGGTCTTGACCGCCAGCACGTCGCCATAGGCGATGAAGGGGCCCTCGGCCGAATAGCCCTTGATGTGTTCCATGTTGACCCGGGCACCGAATGTCGCCGGGTTGTAGCTGGCGGCCATCTCCAGCAGCCAGTTGCGTTCGATGGTGCGGCCATCCGAGGCCGTCGCGCCCTCGACGGCGACACGGAAGAACTTGGACTTGGGGGTCGACAGAGCGGTCGTATCGGACATCGGGGCCTCGGGTGATGGGCGTTCGAAGCGCCGGATGCGGCGCGGACTGATCGGGCCGCAGATCACCGCGATGCGGCGCGCCTTCTCAAGGCGGGGCTGTTGTGCCGTGCGGTGCTGACAACAGGGGGGCGAAGGGCCGTCGCGCGCGCGCGGTTAGCGTCCGCCCCGATGAAACAGCGGCCCACCAAAGCGGAAGGCACCCCAGCGAAGCGCGCTACCGCTCCGCTGCTTGAGCGCGGCGACGGCGGTCCCGACGACCTGGGAGCAATGCTGGCTGCCAACAGCGGATTCGGGTTTCCGGTCGCGGCCATGCTGGACGCGCGGCGCGCGGCCAAATTCCTCTATTGGGCCTGCTGGCGGCTGTGTGACATCGCCGAGCTGATGGGCGTGCCGGAAGGCACGATCGCCAGCTGGAAGGCGCGCGAGGAATGGGACAAGGCCACCCCGCTTGAGCGCATGGAGGGGGTGACCGAGGCCCGCTACATCGCCGTCGCCATGAAGGACCGGAAGTCCGGCCTGGACTTCAAGGAGCTGGACCTGCTGGGCCGCCAGGCCGAGCGGTTCGCCCGGATCCGCAAATATGAGGGCGGCGGCAATGAAGCCGACCTGAACCCCAAGGTCGCCAATCGCAACGCCGGGCCGAAAAAGAAGCCCGAGCGCAACCGCGTCACGTCGGACCAGGCCGAGATCCTGAAGGCGCGGTTCCTGGAGATCCTGTTCGACTATCAGGCGGGGTGGTGGTCGAAGCGCGAGCTGCGCAGCCGGAACATCCTGAAGAGCCGGCAGATCGGTGCGTCCTACTATTTCGCGCTCGAGAGCCTGATCGTCGCGCTGGAGACCGGCAAGAACCAGATCTGGCTGTCGGCCTCAAAGAGTCAGGCGCACATTGCCCGCGGCTATGTGCGCGCTTTTGTCCTCGAGACGATCGGCGTCGAGCTGAGCGGCGATCCGATCCTGATTGACCGGGGCGAGGCCGACGATGGACGGCCCCTGGAGCAGCCGACCCTCTATTACCTGGGCACCAATGCTCGGACGGCGCAGGGCTATCACGGCGACTTCTACTTCGACGAATATTTCTGGGTCTTCGGCTTCCAGGTGCTGAAGAAGGTCGCCTCGGGCATGGCGATGCAGAAGCGGTACCGGAAG